CACCTCTAAAACTTTCGAGGCCGCGGATTTTAAGCCGCCTCACCAAAAAGAAACCCACTCATTCCAAGAGGGGTGCCCCAACCATAAACAGGTAGGTCACGAGGGGCCGTTATCACAGCCTGGAACACGTAAACCGTTTTGCGGAGCATAGACCTCGAGAGGTGGTTGTAATTTTAATCTTTCTTGTCCGATTTCGTAATGAGCTCAACGGAGCCGACGTCTGTCTCTCCCGCTAACACTTCTTCATAAGACGGTAACCGCCCTGCATAACCAGCCAGGACGGGAAACCCTCTCTCTCTCTTTTCTATCGGTCTTCTAAACATTTTGGCGCTGTGCCACTTCCGAGTGAGAAGGCAGGAATCAGAACCCCAAAAGAGGGGTCTGAAATCCGGCCGATCTACCCTGGTGGCGGAAACAGCTAGCATAAAACGCAAATTGGACCGACATTGATCGGAAATGTTAAATTTTGTCCTCCACTTCCACGCAGCTAATTCACTTAAATTTCTCTCCTTATCCTCATCGGACAACTCTAAAGGGTCAACAAACTCACAGCCAGAAGCCGCAAGCGATAACCCATTGTCGACGACAAGAGATGGGATAGGTGTGTGAGTAACCGTCGTGCTAAGACCAAATCGACGTGTCGCGCGATACGCGAGAGGGCCACGAAAACCCAAGTCGAAAGTTGTAAGACCGAGAGGTCGAATTTTTCCTATGTTCCAGCTAAACCAGGTCATCGCCGCCCGGAAGCGGTAAGACCCTTTCAAGCCTTTTATAAAATCATCAAAACCCTTCGCCAGGGAGTCGAGGGACTCAGACTCGCGAAGCATCCCCATCCGTATCGTCGGAACGACACGGTAACGCTTCCCCGCTCGAACACAAAGTGTCGAGTTAAGGGAACCGAAAACGGGAGAAACGCTAGTCTTAGACCGCTCGACCTCCAATGAGAGACTTTTTACGACATCCATCCAACGCGCACTGAAGTGCGGGCCGGAACGGAATAGTATATCGTCACCATTGATCAGACAGGGGAAATCCGAACAATCAACCCCGACGCTATGACCAGAGTAGAGAAAAGCAACTCTATTCTGGATGCAAAGCAAAGGGAAAGAAAGTAAAGAACCCATCATCTGACCACGCGAGGGAGAAAAATCATCAATATCAAGTTCTAGGTTATACAAAGTAGGACGGAGGATGGACATAGCATAAGCCTTAAG